ATGGTTGTACCTTCATTGATACGTAAAGCTCAGGAGAACGATGTTTTAGATGTTTTTGGAGATGGGTCTCCAATTCGTGATTTTATTTATGCTGAAGATGTTGCTGAAGGTATGATTTTTACTGTTGAAAATAAAATTACTGAACCTGTTAACTTGGGTTCGGGAGAAGGTAATTCAATTAAAGAACTTGTTGAATTAGTCATCAAACATTCAGGAAAAGACATTGATGTTAAGTGGTATACCGATGTACCGAGTGGTGATAAACAAAGATTGATGAGTATGAATAAGATGAATAAATATGGGTTCAAAAGTTATACTTCATTGGAAGAGGGTGTTAAAAAAACTACAGAGTGGTTTTTGAACAACAAAGACATTTTAGATAAACGATATAATCCATTTGTGAACCATTGATATGAGTGAATTTTTCAAAGGTAAAAAGGTTGTAGTAACTGGCGGATCCGGATTCATAGGTACTCATTATTTAATTGAACTTGTCAAACAAGGTGCGAAAGTTATTACTCATACTCACAAATCTCCATTACAATATACGCATGATAGTATCATTGTTCATGAAAATTTAGACCTAACAAAGTTAGAAGATTGTTTCAAGCTTGTTGAAGGTTGTGATTATGTAATTCATTGTGCGGGACAAATTGCTCATCCTTCCACAGTACCAACTGATGTACAAATTTCATTGAAACAAATCCAAATAATTGGAAATGTATTGGAAGCATCGTACAAATCAAAAGTAAAAAGATTTTTAGATCTTAATAGTTCTACAGGATATCCTGACATCAGAAGACCACTAACCGAAGATGAGTTTTGGGTGGATGAACCTTATAAATCTTACTATGGGTATGGATGGATGAGGAGATATCGAGAGAAGTTGATGGAACACGTTTCACGATTAGGTGAAATGGAAATTTGTATTGCAAGAGGTACTGCGATATTTGGACCTTATGATAACTTCGATTTGAAAACCTGTCATGTTGTGCCTGCATTAATTAAAAGATTATTAAGTGGTGAAAATCCATTTGTAGTGTGGGGGTCACCTGATATTGTTAGAGATTTTCTATATGTTAAAGACGTAGTTAAAGGTGGCCTTTTGATTATTGAGAAGGGAGAATCCATGAGACCTTATAATTTGGGATATGGTGGAGGTATTACTATTGGTGAAATTGTTGATACAATTATAGAAGTAAGTGAATTAAAACCTGATGTAATTTGGGACGATTCTAAGCCAACGACAATTCCTTTCAGAGCGGTGAGTACGGAGAGAATAAATACTGAGATCGGATTTGTGCCAACTTATACTTTCAAACAAGGGATAACTGAAACAATTAATTGGTTTAAGGGCCATGATCGATTATAGGTTCCATAAAAGTGTTTTGTTAATCAATCCGTCTAATAGTTCTATTAATGTGAGAGAGATTAGTGAATTGATAGATAAAATAAAACCTGAAAGTCATGCTATAATTTGGCAACCTTGGGAAGCGTTTGATGAAAGATTTTTGAGTTATCTCACACACGATTACGTAAATAATCCAAATCATTCTGAAGATTATCAAAATTTAGAAGATACTTTATTAAAAAATAATATTAAGTTTTATCTACTTGTTGGTTGTGATTACAGTGATGCATATTCGAATATTAAAACAAATCCAATCAAAAACTTTGAAGTTTTGTTTTGGCCTACCGCATTACTCCATTACACTTTTTATGGGATGGTTAATTTTTATGGTAAAAAACCTTCTGAATTATTCAATCAATATAGACCAATCGATAAACTTTATCTAAATCTAAATAACCATGAAAGGAACCATAGGGCGATATTATTGGATTATTTATATAAATTTGAACTATTTGATTATGGAATAAATACATGGCAACATTCTGAATTCTCTCGATGGGATTTCAAGTATTTCACACCGAGGAAGTTATCATTCGATGATTTTTATGATAAATCTGACGACGTTCCCCAACGTATATTTTCGGAAAAAATACTAAATGCACCTAATTTAATTGATGTTGTAGCGGAAACCTACCCATACCTTGCGTACAATCATGAATTTCCTGAATTGACTAAAGAGTTTATGTTCCATACTGAAAAAACATTTAAGAGTATTTTATTCGGTAAACCTTTTTTAGTATTAGGTGCTAAAGGTCAAAATACCAATTTATATAAGTATAATTTTGGATTATATGGGGATATTTTTGATTATGAATTTGATAAGGCTAGTTTAATCTCTTCAAGATGTTTTGGGATAATTGATAATCTGTACTCGATAAAAAACAAAAATTTTGGGGAAGTCCGAGATAGCGTGATGGGTTTATCACAGTCAAATATTGACACGGCGACGGCAATTGTTTATAATGATGAGTATATTCCAAATCAATTAAAAACGATAATCGAAGAAAACAAAGATGAATATAACATTCTACTTAGGGACTTTGATAGTAATTATGCCGGATCTTTTGAATTGCAGGATAACTGGAGGATAACTGAAAAAATCTTCAAAGAAATATATCAATGAATGTATTAATCACAGGTGTTTTAGGGATGGTCGGATCTCACATGGTTGATTTTCTTTTAGAAAAAACAACTATAAAAATCTATGGGTTTTGTAGGTGGAATGAATCTATGGATAACATCGAACATTTAACTGATATCATTAATACCACAGATAGAATTAAGTTGATATATGGAGATTTGAATGACTATAGTTCAATTGTAAACGCGATAGATATTTCTAAACCTGACTATGTTTTCCACCTTGGAGCACAATCCTATCCACAAACTAGTTTTGATTCTCCGATTGAAACATTACAAACAAATATAATTGGTACCGCAAATTTATTAGAAGCGCTTAGAAAATCTCAGTATAAAGATGCTCTTATACATGTGTGTGCATCAAGCGAAATTTTTGGTAGGGTTAGTAAAGATAAATTACCCATCAATGAGGAGTGCTCGTTACATCCTGCATCTCCGTATGCGATATCTAAAGTGGGTACAGATTTGATTGGTCGGTATTATGGGGAAGCTTATAACATGAAGGTGATGACTACCAGAATGTTTACACATACAGGACCGAGAAGAGGAGATGTATTTCATGAATCAACATTTGCAAAACAAATCGCAATGATAGAATATGGATTACAAGAACCAAAAATATTTGTGGGTAATTTGGACTCACTTAGGACATACGCCGATGTTAGGGATGCTGTCAGAGCATACTGGATGTTATTAAATATTAATCCATCTGCAGGTGCATATTATAATATTGGGGGGTCTTATACTTGTAAAGTTGGTGATACGTTGAATTATCTATTATCAAAATCTACGGTTAAGAATATAGAAGTAGTAGTTGACCAAAATAGATTACGGCCCATAGATGCGGATTTACAAATACCTGACACAACTAAATTCAGAGAAATGACTGGATGGGAACCCAAAATAACCTTCAATCAAACAATGGATGACCTATTAGAATATTGGAGAGAAAGAATAAATAAAGGAAGAAAATTTTTGAACAGATAATATGGAGAAGAGAAAATACTTACCAACACTTGCCGAGTTAATTGATAGACTCAGTATTTCACAATTAAAAGAAGTTTTTATTCCCGAACACAAAGAGGAATATGCTCAAGAAATTAGAGACATCGAACACGACATTGATTTGATTCTTAAAGAACAGAAAGGTGTTATTGATGCAAAGACCGTAAGGTCTATTGTTGTTTTAGCTCAAACAAACTTACACATTTGGCATAATGAGTCCAACTATCGTAAGGGAATCAAAGAAGGTAATAATTTGGAGTTGACACATGGATTAAATGGAGTTCGTAATACTGCAAAAAATAGAATACAAGAAATTGTAGGTGGTAGAAAAGACTATAAAACTGATTGTTTGGCTGCGGAGTTTAAGGATTGGGGTATTAGTTGGGAGTAACTAAGTTAATATGTTAGATAGAGTTAAACAGGAACTGAACGAACAGGGATATTCTGTAATCGATAATTTTTTACCCAATGATTATGCAAATAATTTACATGAGTTATTTGTTAATGCGAACACGTGGGAAAAAACTTTACAGGAAAGAGAAAATCATTATTCGCATGTATTCAAAACTGAGTCATCAACATTACCAAAAGAAACCGAGGTTTATACTTCTAGTTTCAGTAGGTCATCTGATTTGGAGAAAGATGATTACATATCGAAAATATTCGAAGATTACTTTATTGATGCCCTTGAAAAAGTATCACCATTTATCTTGAATCAGTTTGACATAAGATGTTATAAACTTGATAGTGGAGACCATTACAGAATGCACATGGATGACTATGCAGGAAAAATTAATTTAATCTATTACGTAAATAAAGAGTGGATTTGGGATTGGGGTGGTATTCTTAACATTTGTTCTGAAGCAGATGAAGAGTTTAACCAACAAATTTTTCCTAAATTCAATAGAGTAGTATTATTGAATAATAAAGTTTTCAGACAACCTCATTTTGTAAGTTCAGTTGAAAGTTATGCGAAAACGCCAAGGTTTAGTATAGTATCCTTTAACAAGTAATTTTATTAAAATATATGATAAAAAATTTAGAACAGTATCCAATAGTTAGAGAACACAACTGGAATGAAGAAGAACTTATTCATTTTGAAAATAAAATAGTTGAAAGTTGGGAAACTGGTAAAATACGAGGCCCTGTTCATTTGAGTGGAGGTAATGAAAAACATCTTATTGAAATCTTCAAAAGAATTTCAGAGAATGATTGGGTATTTTCTACATGGAGGTCTCATTATCATGCTTTACTTAAAGGAGTATCACCTGATTGGTTAGAATCAGAAATTTTGGATGGGAGATCGATTAGTATCATCAATAAAGAAAAAAAATTCTATAGTTCAGCGATTGTCGGTGGAATAATTCCAATTGCTACTGGTGTTGCAATGTCTAATAAACGAGATAATAAGAATGAAATTGTTTGGTGTTTTATTGGGGACATGACTTTTGAGACAGGTACTTTTATGGAAAACTACAAATATATAAAAAACTTTGAATTACCTGTTAGATTTGTTGTTGAAGATAATGGAGTTTCTACAAATACTCCAACAATCGAAACATGGGGCAAAAAAGAGGAAATACCTAATGAAGTAGTTTACTACGAGTATGAAAAACATTGGCCTCATTATGGAACAGGTAAGTGGGTTGTATTTTAATTGAAGATTATGAAGTATTTTAATTTATTGTTTGATAGTAATATCGAAAACGAAAAGGAACATATTTTTAACACTTTGACCGCTAACAAAGTTGACGGGATTAAAATGATTGATATAAATAATTTTGAGGTTGACTCCGAACAAAAATATTATTCATTTACAATAACAGGAACTTATATGGAAAATTTCCAATCACTTCCTGCATCCTCAAAAGTAAAAGAGTTAATGAAATTATACTCCAATTGTTTTCTTGTTATTTTAGCGGAACATGAGTCCGACAATGGAAACGTAATAAAACTTATCGAAAAATATTGTAATGAAGAATCGATTAATTCGAATCAGATAATTGCAATCAATGGAAATCAGAAAATAAAAAAATTAATCAATGAGTTGAATAGTAAAGTTGTTGGACATACTTCAAATAGATTACCTTATGTGGCGGTCGAAGGAATGACCTCATTCAAGTACGAATTTCAAAAAGATAAAGAATCATTTTTTATGTGTTATAACAGAATGTTAAAACCACATAGAGTGTCTCTGTTAGCTTTACTGAAACGAGAAGGGATATTAGATGAAGTTGATTGGACGATGTTACGAGGTAATGAATTAAACGAACGATTCTCTGATCCAGATGGAACACCATCATACAACTTATTTTTTGAAGTTTTTGATAGGGACGATTTCAAAGAATATTATAATGAAATATTGTTTCTTCAAAAATCAGGGATTAAAAAAAGTAGGTTTGAAGAAGATTATAGAGTTGACCAGCCACCTTACTTCATTGACTTTTATAAAACATATGAAATGAATCCTTATAGAAATTCATATGTTAATATTGTTACCGAAACTGGTTACATATCCACAGATGTAATCCATATTACAGAAAAATCATTGATGCCAATTTATTATTCTCAAATTCCTTTGATATTGGCTAATTTTGAACATAATAAGTTCTTGAAAGAAAGATATGATTTTGATTTGTTTGATGATATTATTGATTATTCTTATGACAATGAAAAAGACCCGAGAAAACGGCTTTTTATGTTTGTTGATGAAGTGAAAAGATTAAATTCTATCAAAGACGAAATAATTAATTTTTATAAAAATAATCAGGAAAGATTTGAACTTAATAAGAAAAAAGTTACGAGTATATTACAAGATGAAACTGATTATAAGTTTTTCAAAAGTTTAATATAATGGAATACAAAGATTCATTAACAATCGCAATGACCAAGTTAGGAAAAATGGATGATACTATTTTTCTTGGACAACAGATATTATTTCCGGGAAACCCGATGAGTTCAACTTTGGTCGATGTTCCAAAAGAAAAAATGGTTGAATTACCGGTGATGGAAGATTCTCAAATGGGAATGTCTTTGGGTATTGCAATGACAGGAAAATTTGTGATTACATTTTATCCGAGATGGGACTTTTTGATTTGTGCGGCTAATCAATTAATAAACCATGTTGATAAGATGGAATTAATGAGCAATGGTCAGTGGAAACCAAATATGATTATTAGAGTTGGTAAAGGATCGGAAATACCTTTGAATCCAGGCCCTCAACACAGAAATAATTATTTCAAAGAGTTTCAGTCAATAACTCAAACAATAAAATTTTTTGATTGTTTGACTGCGGATGATGTTAAAAACGCTTATGACCATGCAATAAATGAGGGAGGGATAACCTTAATTAACGAATATCCTGAAAAATATAATTCATAATGTACGTACTTGGCATTTCATCCTTTTATCACGATTCATCCGCCTGTCTATTCAAAAACGGGGAGTTGGTGTTTGCTTGTGAAGAGGAAAAATTTACGGGAATCAAACACGACAGTTCTTTTCCAATTAATACGATTCAACATATTTTCGGATATTATAACATAACCTATGATGATATTGAAATGGTTTGTTATTATGAAGACCTCAATCTGAAACTAAAAAGAGTATTGAGTAACATCAAGAAAAACTTTTTTACGTCACCGAAATATTCTTTGAAATCTTTAGTTAAAATCTTAAAAAATATATCAGATGTAAATAAACATTTGAAGCCATTTAAGGGAAGAGTATTTTACTCCGAACACCATTTGGCACATCAGTATTATTCTTTTTTCACTTCCGATTTTGAAAGGGCAATCTGTTTATCTATTGATGGTGTTGGTGAAATTGACACATTATCTTTTGGTTTGGCGGATAATGATGGAATTGAATATCATGATTTGGGTAAATATCCACATTCATTAGGACTTTATTATTCTACAATGACTTCGTATTTGGGATTCAAACCAAATGAAGGAGAATATAAATTAATGGGATTAGCGTCATACGGAGACCCTAAAGAGTATATTGAAAAAATTAGAAGTTTAATAGAATTCAAAGATGGAGAATTAATCTGTGATATGGATGTTTTTTGTTGGGATAAGTCAGAAAAATTGATGTTCAACGAAAAACTAATAGAACATTTAGGTATTTCACCAAGATTAACTGAAGAAGAAATTACTACAATTCATCAAAATTTAGCAGCGGCAGTTCAACTAAGATACGAAGAAGTTTTATTTGATATTATCAAAAGTTTGAAAAATCTTGGTAGTAATAATCTTTGCTTAGGAGGTGGTTCGGCGTACAATGGTACTGCGAATGGGAAGATAGTATCCAATTCTGAGTTTGAAAAAATTTGGATACCAGTCGCACCATCTGATGCTGGATCCTGTGTTGGAGCTTGTATTCATTACCTTGTACAAAATAAAAAATTAACAAAAAGAGTTACCAAGAATCCTTTTTTGGGACCAAAGTATGATGTTGAATTTTATATGGGTCACATTAAAAATTTGAACTTTTTTGAAATTCACGATTACAATATATTAATAAAATACGTAGCCAAAAAAATCCATGAAGGTAAAGTAGTTGGGTGGTATAGAGATAGAATCGAATTCGGAGCAAGAGCATTAGGACACAGGTCTATTTTAGCCGACCCTACTGTACCCGATATGAAATCCAGAATTAATAAATTGATTAAGAAAAGAGAGGGGTTTCGTCCTTTTGCCCCTATGGTTATTAAAGAGAAACAGAATGAGTTTTTCTACACAATTGATGATGTACCATACATGAATCAAATTGTTAAAGTTAGAGAAGAATACGCAGATAAATTATCGGCAGTTGTTCACGTGGACGGAACGTCAAGAATTCAAACTGTATATGAAAATACTGTTATTCACGACTTATTAATTGAGTTTGAAAAACTAAGTGGGTATCCAATTATATTGAATACATCATTCAACGTTAAAGATAAAACAATGGTACTGAATCCGTTTAATGCAATAGAAACTTTCAAGGATACTGACTTGGACTTGTTAGTTTTAGATAATTATATAATACACAAAATACTATGAAGAAAATTATTGACTGGTTTTTGAAAAAAATTAAAGACCGCAAAAGGAAAAAAGAATTAAAAAAGAAAATTGAAGAGTTGAAAAAGAGAGACCCTTTTATTTACAACCATTAAATTTGATTTTTAATCAAATTATTTTATTATTAAAACATGGTATCGTTTTCAAAAGAAGAGTGTGATAAGATAATAAAATTAACTCAAGAAATTGAAGGTACTCATCGAGATGCAAATAGTATACATGTTGAAAGACCAAGAGAAAAAATAACATATACGTATTACAACATTTTTAGAAATGAAAATGTCTCTTGGATTTTTGATAAAATAACTGAATTTTTGCTTTTAGATGAGAATGTTGAAATAGTCAAACCGTTTGAAGTAATACATTTACACAAATACGAGTCCGGAAATCAATTTGAAAGACATAGTGATATATACTATCCTAATCAAAAATTAAATGTCGGAGTTTGTTTGAATGATGACTATGATGGAGGTGATTTTATTTTGTATGGACCGAAAGAGATTATTCCGAAAAAAGCGGGGACGATATATTCTTTCAGAAATACTAGAGAACACGAGGTGACCAAAATTGAAAATGGGATTAGATATTCACTAATAATATTTTTATTCAAGGAAAATATCAAAGAACCAGTTAGTTTGATATGAGGATAGGAATAACAGGACACAGTGATTTCTTAGGAAAAGGGTTGTTTGATTTGTTGGGAAAAAATCATGAAGTTATCGGATTTTCAAGAAGTAATGGATATGACTTGAAAAATTACGAAAAAATATTGAATGATGTTGTTGATTTAGATGTTTTCATAAATAATACTTATCATCCGAGTTACCAACAGAAAATATTCGAAGAACTTTTCGACCAGTGGAAATACAAGGATAAGACAATTTTCAACATTCTGACATCGGCCATTTTTAATAATGGAAGTTTTGACGATTATCGGGAAAGTAAGTTAAAGTTACAACAATCCTCTTTGAAGATGATTAATTCAAATCTCGATAAAAAAGTGAGAATTGTTAATTTATATCCGAATACTTTGGAACACAATAAAAGAGTTGGTTTTAATAAGGTTAATTTTTCTGAAATATACGATGTTATCGATTTTCAGTTAAAATTACCGCAAAGTTTGGAACTAACTCACATTTGTATTTCGAGAACTACAACTTCTAAGGGCAAGACCCTTTTGTAGAATAACATAAACAGATTAAATCCTTGCAAGATATTTAATATATAACCAAAAAGATTATGAAAGGAACTTTATTTTCGGCTGACTTTGTTAAAGACACGAATGATAATTTAAGATTATTGGAGTTTAACACCGATACAAGTATCGTTGGTAATGAATTATATAATTTCGATTTTACCGAATTTATAAGTGTACTTCAGACAAATAACATTACTCAACTTGATATTGTATATAAGCCTTTCATTCATGATAAAATTGTAACTCATATTTCAAATACTATAACTGCTGACGCACCATTTGTTACGGTTATAAATTTACATGATGAAGATATTAATACAATTTATCCTGCGACGATTCCTGACTCAAGTGATAAATTTATACTGAGATTGGCTTATGACGAGTCTGCACTTTTTGATAGTACCTATTGTAAAGGTACTGTAGAACTTCTTAATTTATTTACGTCAAATAATGAATCATCCAAAGTAGTTTCGTACTTTTATTCGTCCTCAACAGAATCTAACAATAGTTTAGATTCAATAATTAATTCACCAAATGTCCCTGATGTTGCGGTTAAGGACATGATTGAACAATTCAATCCAATAGATTTTTATAAAATAGGTTCTACTGTTGAAGGTGAAAGTGACGAGGACAGATGGGCATCTTTTTTAAGTTCAATAAATACCGAAAATAAAATTATTCAACAATATCATTATGGGCCTTCTAGTTTAGATGAGGATGATCATATCATCTCGGTTAGAAGTTTTCATATTGTGTATGGAGGTAATTTAGATATAATTACATTACACAATTATAAGATTAGCTCAATATTCGAATTGCCAACCAGTATTCAATCTGAAGTTGATGATACTCAATATGTTAATAAAATATCTGACCATCATTATTATGAATACACCACAAATTTCATAAAATTGGATTGTGGTGGACTATTGTCAACTCATCAAATTTTAATGGAGGATGAGGAGTATAAGCCGATTGCAGATGTTGGTGTCGGAGAATTTATTAAATCGTTTTTCATTTCAGGGTCTCCTCAAGTTGAAATAAATTCAGAAATTATGAATTGGACATTTGAAGGACAATATTTTCCCGAAGGGTCTTATATGACTACATCTGAAGTTGTTTTTAAGGATGAGAAACAATTGAAGTATGGGGGGTTAGTTGAAATCGTGGTTGATTCAGAATCTAAATTTATCGGGGCAAATAAACACTTTTTAGTTTATGATTCTTCCACAAACATTTCCAAATATAAACTTTCCGTTTATTTGAGACCTGAAGTTGATTATTTGTATGACATCGATGGCGATTTGATTGGGATCGATGAGGTCAATTTTTATGTCACTACGGATACTAGTTTGAAATTAGTAGAACTTGACGCTGAAGATACTGATACCTATATTATTAGTGGGTCAACACCATTCAACGGAGTAATTTCACATAACGCACCTTGTTTTGTTGCTGGTACAAAAATAACTTTGGAAGATAAAACACAAAAAAATGTTGAAAATATTCAAATTGGTGATGTAGTTTTATCTTATAATTTTAATACCTCTATGGTTGAAAAACAAAAAGTTAGAGGTGTTGGTTCTAGAAAAGTTGACAAAACAGTAAAGTATACATTCGAGGATGATACAATTTTGGAGTCAACGTTGGACCACCCAATTTATTCACGTCAAATCGGTTGGATATCACAAGACCCTAAGTATACACTTAACGTTTATGGGTTGACCACTAGACAAGCTGAAGTCGGAATTAAAATCCTTAAGGAAGATGGTACAGAGTCCCTTATTAAATCAATTGATATTATTTCAGAGGCAGTAATTGTTTATAATGTAAAAGTAGTGGAAAACAACCATAACTTTTTTGCAAACAATCGATTAGTACACAATCGTTGTTTTGTTGCGGGTACCAAAATAACTTTACTTGATGGAGAATACAAAAATATTGAAGATGTTGTTGTTGGGGAAAAAGTTCTTACTTATAATGAATTGACTGGAGAAACTGAATTAGGTATTGTTGGTGATTTGAAAATACATAATGTTGAAGATGTTATTGATTTGGTATTTGATGATACGACATTATTAACTACAACTCCTGAACATCCATTCTTCGTAAAAGAAAAAGGTTGGGTTGAAGCGAAAAATCTTCAAGAAGGTGATGTATGTATTAAAGATGATAAAACTGATATAACCATTATTAGTGTTAAAGAAGATGTAAGCTCACATACTGTTTACAATCTATTAAGTGTTTCGGAAAATCATAACTTTTTTGCAAATAAAATTTTAGTTCACAATAAATAATAAAAACATGACAAATCCATCATTATATAAGAAAGTAACTATGTCTCAAGTTGAGACAAGAAAAACAAGTGCTTTAAGTCAAACTGAAAAAACACAAGTCAATCAAACAGTTGCCAAGTTTTTTGAATTGTTTATTGCAAAGCATATGTAATGACTCCCTTCGAGTATATATCTACCAAAATTTTTGTAAGGTTAAAACCAAGTAGAGTCCAAGGAATTGGTGTATTTGCAATCAAAGACATTCCATCTCAAATTAATCCATTTGAAGTTTGGAATGGAGAAACAGGTTTGTATCCAATATTAGAATCTGAATTACTTCTATTACCTAACGAACTTTATACTCATATCAAAGACATATTTTTATATGGACCTGATTTTCCGTCAGATAACCGTACCTATGTAAAGTTGACAAAAGGATGCCATTGGATTTATACTACACCATACTACTTTATTAATAGTGGATTCGATAAGTCCAACATAGATAAGGACACATTCCTTACTAACCGAATAATATATAAGGGCGAAGAATTATTGAGTAATTATGGGAGATACGAGCGTTTTAATAAAAAAGATTTACTATAATGTATAATACACATGAAAGATGAAGTAGTCGTTTTTACGGATAAAAATATTCATTTTAAGAATAACCCGAGATCTATTGTTATGGATTCTGCATCAAAATCTTTGATGGAAATGTACTCATATATAGTTTGTCAAAATGGGGGTAACGTTTTAGATGTTGGTTTTGGTATGGGATTTTCTGCAAACAAAATGAGTAGTTTAGCTAATCATTATACCTGTATTGAAATTAATCCTCAGATTTATGAAAAAGCTCAAAATTGGGCTAAAAACAAATCAAATGTAACCATTATATTTGGAGATTGGGTGGAGGTTATCCCAAAACTTAATCAAAAATTTGATGGAATATTCATGGATACACATGACGATATCAATTACGAAAAATTTGAAGATTATTGTAAAACTATTGCTAATGATAATTGTATTTTATCGATTTTTAATTATTTTACATTTAGAAAACAAAGTGAGTTGAATTATTATGAATATAAGATTGACCCACATAAATTTACAAAAATAGTTACTCCAATTCATACGATTAACTGGACTTATTTTAAGAATGGAATTTTCGTAAAGGGAGATGGTATTATAAAATTCAAGTCACCAACATCTATCATATGACGCCAATAAAGTTATCTGAAAAGTTCACAATATATAAAGGGAAGTACAATAATGAGTATTCTATTGATGAATTTTTGAAATATGTTGAGTTAAATGATGGAATGGCAACACATACCAATGATAATTCTGTTTGGATAGAAATAGAAACGGAGTGTTTTCAATCGATAAATTCATATATTAAAAATCAAATAGAGAATATATCTAATAAAAAATTCACCAATTATGCTCAACATTATTGGGTGTATACTCAAAAAAAAGGGTTCAATTTAGAATGGATGCATCAACACATTCAAGTTCATCCTTCTGGTAGGTCAAATATTTTAACAGATTATACTTTCACGTTTTATTTACAGACAACAGATGAAATAAGTGGGGATGAAGGATGTATAGTATTTGAAGACGAAAATAAACAAAGATATAAATTTTTACCTGAAGTTGGGGATATATTTATATTTCCAGCAGACATACGACATACTGCAATACCGACTCCAAACTCGGAAAAAAAGAGGATAGTTTATGCTGGAAGTTTTTGTATCGATATACTCAATCAAAAACAAATAGAGAAACAAATCATATGAAATCAATTGAAGAAAAAATTTTATTGAGTCATAGTTTGTGTGATTATTTCATTCAATACTTTGAAAGTGGAGTTTTGGATGTTATTGAAAGGGGGAGGAGATATGGTAAATGTGGGCAAGAAGGGCTAGTATCACACGAAGATATACCCGAAGAGTTTTTTTCTATCTTTCCTGAGTTGAATCTAAAACCATTTACATTCTCAAATGAAGAACAGGTTCATAACTTATTGGTAAGGAAATATGTCGTTGGAGATTCTTTCCCTGTTCATAGGGATAATAATGTTCTTAATTATGATTCTGGTGACAAGGAAAGAGGGGAAAGATATAGGTCGTATATTATCCAATTGTCTGAACATGGATCTTATGTAGGGGGTGACTTGATGTTTGAAGATTATATTGCTAACTCCTCAAGAGGAAATTGTATCAGTTTTGACTCAAAAATACCACATTGGGTTAGTGAAGTTACTGAAGGTGTAAGATACTCTATGGTATTTTGGGTGAAAAAAAGTGATTTAATGATACCTCAACAAATTATATAATGATTATGAAATTGACAAATGAGCAGTGTGACGAAGTAATATCATGGATTTCCTATTTTGGTAAATCTAATGTTAGATATTGCCCTGATGTTTGTTCACCTGCGGGATTACATAAATCTAGATTAGATTATAATATTTGTGAAGTCAAACGAGAAGAGTCGACACAATGGTTTTTCGATTTGATTTCTGATTTTTTGAAAGACGAGTATCCAAACAATAAAATAAAAGAAGGCAACTATTTTTATGCTCATGAATTTTTTACGGGTGGTAAATTTACCAAACACGTTGATAGAGAAAGACAAAATGATTGGGCCTTAATCATTGGAGCCAAATTAAATGATGATTTTGAGGGAGGTGAACTTATCACCTATAATCCTGATGGAAAGTTGGCGACAGAAAAGGGATTATTATATAAAATGGATTCTGAAGTTCTTCATGAAGTTACCGAAATCACCAAAGGTACACGATATTCTTTTGTTTATTTTATAACTTATAAAGAATTAGGAACTGAAACAAAACTATTTTAACAATGATAAAATATATTCCATCTTTTTTAACTTCTGATGAAATTAATTATTTCATGGATATTTTCCACAATGAAGATAAAAAATATTATGGGGATGAATATTATAAATTTTATTTTGTTGATTTAATGGGAAGAGAATTAGAAGTAAAAAAGTTCTCAAATTTTTCTTTCAAAAAGTTCAGAGTTCAAATGGTGGATGACAGTATTAATCAGGTTGAAATTCCACACTTGCATCATAATCCATGGTCTTTCATTGTTTTTCTTAATGAAGATTTTACGGGAGGTGAGCTTATTTTTGACAACAATGAATTCACTCCAAAGGTTGGAGATATGGTATATTTTAGCGGAGAAGAATACCATCGAGTAAATAATTGTGTTGGAAAAAGGTATACTTTGATTGGGTTTATGATGAATAATCCTCTTGATGTAGAAAGCCAAAGAAATTTTTTATAAAATGATAGAAAATTTCTGTGTGTCTATTAGATACGAAAAATAAATTGAGATAATTTTATGGTGAAAAAAAATTTATTAAAAAATTATATTTGTGCGGTTCCCTTCACTTCTATAGAAATTCATGACCATCAAAGATTTTTATGTTGTGCGTCATGGTTAACTAAATTTTTACCTGAAAATACTAAACCATACGACGCATGGAATTCAGAAGAAGCAAATGATATTCGGGATAGTATATTAGATGGGTCATATAGATATTGTGATCATAATCATTGCCCGTTTATACATCAATTGAAAACCTTTGGAGATGTTGGTAGAGTCTATCCTCTTTACCACAAAGATAAATTAAGCTCTAATTTAGATATAAAAATAAAAAAATATAAGGAAGGAAAATTAACTTCGCCACAGTTAGTACAATTTTCAATGGACAGGAGCTGTAATCTTGAATGTCCTTCATGTCGATTAAATATGATTATTGCGGACAGTAATAAAATAAAAAAAGTAAAACAAGACATACAAGATATTGAAGATGCATATGGAAACGAGGTGAATACATTATATATAACGGGTAGTGGAGATCCATTTGTGTCAGTTGGTTTTAGAGATTTTTTAAGAAATTTTGATAAATCCAAATGGCCAAAACTGAAATCAATTCACTTACATACTAATGCTACACGTTGGACTAAAGAAATGTGGGAATCGATGCCGAACATACATCAATATGTTACAAGTTGTGAAATTAGTGTTGATGCAGGAACTAAAGAAACCTATGAAACAAAAACAAGAATAAATGGCAATTGGGATATATTATTAGATAACTTAAAGTTTATTTCAACAATACCAACTTTAAGGACCATAAAAACTTCATTTGTAGTTCAACAAAAAAATTATAAAGAAATGAAGTTATTCTACGATTTGATGTATTCTATTTTTGGTGAAAAGGTAAATGTGTTTTTTGGTAAGATAACTAATTGGGGTACATTTAGTGAAGAGGATTTTTTATTAGAACAAATTTGGAATGAATCTCATTCGGAGTATAATGAATTTATAAAAGAAGTTAATTCTTTCTTACCAAACAATTATAGTTGGAGTAACCTACAAGAATTTATTACGCCTGTTAAAACTTTAATATAATGAATCAAACCTATTACCCCTGTGTAGATAATTTGAAATATTGGACACCTGAAGGATTTGAAATTTCGAGCTATAAATGGAATTTATCTGAGAAGGTCAACAAGTCGTATCAAACATCTGGATCTGACAAAACTCGTTTATGTACCTATACATATAATGAATTGGGGTTCAGAGGAGACTCTATTCATAAAGACGGATTTAAGATAATGAGTATTGGGGACTCAAATACAGAAGGGGTTGGTGTTAATAATGATGAAACGTGGCCGGCTCAATTTTCTAAATTAATTTCGAATGGAGTAAACCATAATTTTGGTATGGGAGGGAGAAGTAATGATTACATATCAAGATGTTTGATAACTTATTATGATTTTATCAAACCTGATTTAGTTTTGATTATGTATACTTCTCCACAAAGAAGAGAACTATACACCAAAGATGGAGGATTAGAACCATTTATGATAACTTCACAGTGGGGTTACACAGAGGAAACTGAAGAGGGAAGAGAAATCCAACATAGTTTAACAACGATTCAGAATGATTATCAAGATTTTATGAATTGGTATAAAAATCACCTCTTAATAAAATATTTTTTAGAATCCAAAAAATGTAATTGGTTGTGGAATGGATGGATGGGTATTCCTACAACACATAATGAGTTCAATAGGTTTGATGGGACATATGGGTCATTCATAGATGATGCGGTTGATAATATTCATCCGGGACCGAAACACAATCAAAATTATTCAAAATCATTATTGAATCACATTTATTCAAACTTCAGAAATTACGTACCAAGTAGTTTGATTTAATTTCTATTATCGATATAAATCATAATTTCGTTGTAATAAGGAATAAAATTTTCATTCCAAATTGACCAAGTAATGTCAATACCATCAAATGAATATACTTTGAAGTTAGGGAAAAATCTTAAATAAACATCTCTAAATATTCTGAACTTTTCCTTCATCCATTCTTCTCTTAAATGCCATTCACCTGAAATTTTTCTCACATTATTTTTAATCCAAAACAAATTTTCCAAAGTGAAAATGTCGTATTCTCCAGTTTCACAGTCAGTTTTTAAGAAATCAATTTTTTTAATATTGTAATCTTGGATTACTTTATTAAATGTGGTTGAATAAAGTTTATGATTACCTGAAACATCAAATACTTCTGAAAATTCGAATTCTCCAATGGTGTTGGAAATACCTTTGTTTATGTGAGTAACATTTCCATGTCTGGTGTTCAAAACTAATGTCTTGAATTCTTCAAAACTTGGTTCAAAGGCAAACACCTGTGAAGGATTTTTGTGTAAAATAGAATAGGTGAATGGACCAAGACTCGCACCAATATCAAATACCACATCTCCCTCTTCAACTTCAAAAAATCTTTCGTAAATTTTATCCACGAAAATTTCTTTTTCAACGGTTTCTCGGAATCCTTCATAACATTTAGGTTCCCAAACAAAGTTTTCTAAATTCATATTAATAAGTGTTGTATTTTATTTATTACCATTTCTGGTGTTATTGATGTATGACATTCAAATTGTCGGTTTGTTCCTTTGTGAACTGGACACCAATTCCAATCTCCTTTATCAAATTTATATATAGGACTATTCCAACATCCGTTACAAACATTTGGATTTGTTATTCTTGTACAGTTAGAAGTAAATTCGTGGTCAGGTTCTGTGAAATTACTAATCATCACAACGTGTTTACCCATTGCCCAAGATAACCAAGATAATCCGCTGGATAACCCAATGAAGAATTCACTGTGATGGATGACATTCATTGTATAATCCATTGCAGTATCTTTTATTTTTTCACAGTTGTCAAATCGATTGTTTTCTTTAGATACATTGATAACTTTATATCCGAGAGAATGAAGATAATTGATAAGGCCTTGCCATCCCTCTTTTGTCCAAAACTTACATCCTGCGGTTGAGTTGGTGGCAATTGTAACATATTTTTCTTCATAAGGTCTTTCGAGAATTTTATAAGAGATTCTTGGTTTAATCTCTTTATAAGGTAGCCCCAATATATTTGTTGCAGCTTGTTGTAACGGAATTGTATTTGGTAAGGTAGGTTCTCTATTGTTATCATAAAACCACCCAAGATTATATTGCCCGTGAATATTATGTACAACACTTCCTGGTTCAACAAATTCCAATTCAGGATAAGCTTCGCGGAATAAATGGTTCCAATATGTCGAAACAATCACCTCACATTTATGGGTATTTTTGAATTCTAAGACATAAGGTATCCATGATACAGTATCTCCTAAAGAACTACTATCAAAATTTATGAAAACCCGTTTGCTTTCATAATTTAGGGTTTCGTCATAGATTAAAACTTTATCCTCAAGGATTTTTGTATTCCATTTAGTAAAGTATTTCCGATTTAATTTAATCCAATGGTTTGATTTTATCGTATTATGATAATTACAGACACCGAACTCGTCAAAAAACTTAACATCATATTCACTATCACTTTGACCAACAATTTCCAAGAAAGGTTCGTTTATAAAAAATTGTTTAATCTGCACTTTGGTATTACTTTTTGTTTTTTTTCTTGGTTCTTGAGTTAGTAAGAATTTATATAGATTATAATGTTTTACTGCAAATTCTTCAGTCATACCATCTAAAATTTGATAGTCACGACTTGAGGAAATCAATCTACGTAAATTGTTGACATTTGTGGGAATGTCATCAGTAAGAGGGGTAATCAATCCATTAAACATGCCGACATATTGTGGAAGGTCTCTTGCAATAATTTTCAAACCTAATGATGCTGCTTCGCGTATCACAAGAGGATTACATTCCCAAGTTGAGTTGAACATCAAAATATCTGAAGCTTTCATGAATGTATCTACATCACTTCTTTCTCCCCAAATTCTGACGTTTGATGGTAGATCGGACATCAAGGGTTTCCAGTAACTTTCAAAGTTTGATGCTTGATTACCTACGAAATGAAACTCAACATTTCCTCCTTCAAAATGTTTGGCAATTTCAATTCCTTCTCTTTGATTTTTACCCGAAGTCCAAAGTCCAACATTAATTATGTGTACTTTTGAAATGTCCAATCCTAATTCCTCTTGTGCCCTTACTTGTTCAACTCTAGATCGAAATCTATTTTCGATTGGGAATTCAAAAACTTCCATATGTGAAGGCATTTTCTTGAATGTTTTTTCCAAGTGGTAAGGAGTACATAATGCGTAAGCGTCAGGATGAAATAGTTTGGAAGATTCTGGATCGAACCAAATATTATGACAGGTTTCAACAACTCTCCAAGTTCTATTATTGTCATATAGAGCATGTTTGAGTTCGTCAGGGACTTTGTTGAATGAATCAAAACCTTCAATCATTTCATCTATGTGAACAATATCAATAAAATGAGTTTTGATGAGGTCAATTACTTTCATAGAGTTCTCAACATTATGGTCATTCAAGGTATTAATAGTCCAAAATCTTTCTTCGGGTACTATTTCTTTTATTCTATCTCGTTGAACCGTATATAGTGTGGAATATTGACAAAACTCAGCCAAGAAAAATTCTATAAATGGATAATGTAATGACAGGGATTCAATTCTTTTGAGTAAATATGCTGGCATCCCGCCCGTAGATAAGTGAGGGGCTAAAAATAAAATTCGTAGTTTTTCTGAATTTGATTCGGGAGAGTGTACTTGAATTTCTTCAGATACGTTATTGTGTTTTTTTATTTCTTCTACCATTTGTCTCATAGTTTCAGGTTTTTTTTCTCCATGAAAAAACAAAAGGTGTTCTTTATGATATGGGACTCTCAGCCAGTCTCCTTGAAAATTACGAATTCCATCTCCTTTGTACTCTACTTCATTATACATTTTATTTATTGTGTCAAAAGTTCCGTTGACATATATATATGGAAGGCCTTCTTGGATATTATACTTCCAAAGCAAAACGTTTGCGATTGTTTCTTCATTAAATGGTGTGTAATGACCGATATTATTCAGAATTTTTGGGTGATTACACATCCAATACCATTCATCTAAAAAGTCATAAGTGTTTTGACCTGCAATAAAATAGCCAGTTTGTCTATAATTTTTTCTAACTGATTGGTCTACTCCAAAAAGTTCACATGCATTATGTTCTAAAGTTTCATTTAACTCGCCTCCGACTCCTATCCCATTGAGTATTAAAAATTCATAAATCCCTTCCACAAAATAAGGGTAATTAGACGTTTGGTTGAAATATGAAAATATTGTATCTACTAATGGAGTTGCAATTGAATCACTATCAACATAACAAATAGTATCGGAATATTTTGATAGAGCATCTTTTACGATTAATGGTCTTTGAATTAGAATCTTATAGATTGTTGGATTTTTTCTATCAATATAAAAATTATTATTATGATTTAGGTATAAGTCATCAGATAAATCATCAATCTGTAAATCCCATCTTATTGTTTTGGTCTTGGGGACTTCAATTTGTCTATCTGAATTAATAAGGTAAACAATGATTGGAAGTTCACTGAACTCTCTAATTGATTTCACACATTCTGTGAGGATATCAAAATAATTTTCAGTTGAGTATAAAACAAATGATTTTTCAAATTTAGTTCCAATAGTTATTTTTTCTGTAGAGACATAATATCCATAGTAATGATTAGAATAAATCATAGTTAGTTCAGGGTATCTTTCTGTCATTAACTGTATAGTCAAATCGGACTGATGATGAGTTTCATAGATGTTTCCATTATGTTCACCTTGTTCCATTTGATAAGGTACTGCTACTAAACATTGTTTACCTAATTTATGAATTCTTTGAATCAAAGACATACCTTGTTCTTTTGGGAGATGTTCTAAAACATCCCCCAAGATAATGAAATCGTAGTTAGATATGTCAAAATCCATGATATCTCCGACAAATACGTTGTCGTATTTTTCTTTCAAGTTATAGGTTTCTACGTATGGTTCCCATATTTCGACACAATCAATTTTATAACCAAAATTTCGTATGAGTTCAGAATAAGTACCAACACCTGGTCCAACATCTAATATTTTTGATGAAAGGGAGACATTATTGATTAAGTAATTTTTTACTTCTTCTTTGAAAAATTTATAACTTTCTGGCATTTTTTTACTTTATTATTTCATTAACTTTATTGAATACCTGTGACACATTCGGATGGCAAACAAATTCTTTTTTATTTTCTAAACAATTAACCAATGGTGGAATTCCACGTATGGAGTTCCATTCTCTGACACCATATCTCATGTCTGAGGCACAAGCAATTTTACAATCACCATCAACATAATGGTACTTATAATCTTGTCGTCCATTCCTGAATGGAGCTCTAAGTTTCCAATTTATTGAACTACCAAGTTGAATAATGTTTGCATCTGTAGATCCCGCTAAATGTAGAAGGCCTGAATCCATCGTTATAAATGCCAAACTTTTTTGTATTAACCACCATGTTTGTGAAATGGTGGTATGGTTCATTAGGTTTAATCCCAACTTTATAGGAAAATCGAAAACAGGTTTTTGAACCATATGAAATCCTATTTCACTCGAGGACTTTCCAACGGATACAACGGCAATGTCATTGTCGTTCAACATATTGGACAATAGTTTCCATTTATCCGCGTCCCATGTTCTTGCCGCCCAACTTTGTACTGGATGTATTAAAACAAATTTATCAGGAAGATTTTCAATTGGTTCCCATTCATCGGGAGTATATTCTACGGTACATTCTTCAGGTAATAATTGAAACCCCAATCCTGATGAGTGAAACTGCCGAATGTCCATTACATTATGACGTAGCCCTAATTTATATGCATTTTCTAAATTTGGTGCAAAACTGACTAACAATTCATATTGTTCTTCTAAACTTTCTCGAGTAGTTTCTGAAGAATTAAAAATCTTGTTAACGTATTTATTGTTCTTAAAAATATAGGGGTGTTCAGTTAATACGGATATTTTTTTTCCGTATGCAAAAAATAATTTACGTAAAGTTGGGGTTGAACAAATAGTATCTCCAAGTCCTCTACAAAGGTGTAAATCCAAAAGTGGGTCTTTCATATTGTTAGAATATATGAAAGGTTTTCAAAAAAATCTATTGACTTGGGTTGAAATTATTGTTTCTTTTTTTCTTCAGACTGGTATAACTTCAGTAGTTTGAGGGAATCTTTGTAGCGTTTTTCAAGTCTGTCCAATTCTTCAACAGGGACACATGAATCACAGGCATTGTTATATTGTTCTTCAGCCTCTTTAATAATATTT